AGCGGCACTGATTGAGATGATTCGCCCGTATATCTTTGACGCTGACCTGGATATTCCGGTCGAAATGCGCACTACGACGATTGAATGCCGAATGAACGAACAGGAACATGATAATTACCAGTTAGCGAAAAATGAAAGTCTGCGAGGATTGTTTATCAACTTCTTGGAGATTAGCCAAAAACTACAGCATACCTATACAGTGTGCGACGACAAATACCGCAAGCTGATGGATATTGTTGGCGATGAGCAGTTAATAATATTCGTGAAATATTTGGATGAGATTGACTGCTTACTAGAACTACTACCGAGTGCGGCTGAATATTCCGGCCGGCATAAAGCTAATCTGGCCGACTTCGAAGCCGGTAGATACCAGGTTTTGATATGCACATACGGGACAGGTGCGTTTGGCTTGAATCTGCAATTCTGTCACCGCATGACATTTCTAACGCAGACATTCGATTATAAAGACAAAATTCAGGCAATGCACCGAATCTACCGTACTGGACAGACGAAAAATGTGGAAATTTACGACTTCTTCGTCGACGTCGGGCTGGAACGTATCATTCGTTCGAGCCTCGACAAAAAAGAGAGAACACTTGATAATATCATTAAATGCATAAAGGATGGACGTTATGAATGTTTATAAGGCGGCTCAAAAGCGCTTACGATTTATATTCGACCACTTCGACAATATCTGCGTGTCATTCAGCGGCGGCAAGGATAGCGGCGTATTGCTAAACCTGACGCTTGATTACGCAGAGAAAGCTAAACGACTAGCTGACGTGTCGGTTATGCATATCGACTATGAAGCGCAATATCAGATGACAACCGACTATGTAGAGGAAGTGAAGCATAGTTTACCGGCCGGCGTGAAATTCTACCATATCTGCATGCCGATTAAAGCACAATGCTCGACCTCAATGTTTCAAGACCATTGGAAGCCGTGGAATGCCGCGGAGCGTGATATTTGGACGCGAGAACTACCGAAAGACAGTATCAACATTGATAATCATCAGTTCAAATTTTGGAACGGTGATATGTGGGACTATGATTTTCAAGATAAATTTGGCGTGTGGCTGCATAAACAGCGTGGCGCAAAGCGTACAGCATGCCTGGTCGGTATTCGCACGCAGGAAAGTCTCAATCGATGGCGCGCTATTCATTCTGACAGAAATTACCGTACATTCATGGGTCGGCAATATTCGAAGCAGATGGCAAGTGATGTATTTAATTTTTATCCGATTTACGACTGGATTACTGAAGATATTTGGACAGCCAACGCTAAATTTGGCTATTCATACAACAAACTTTATGACCTCTACTATCAGGCTGGCGTACCGCTTGACGCAATGCGTGTGGCGAGCCCATTCAACGATGCGGCGCAGGATAGTCTGAAGCTCTATCGCGTAATTGAGCCTCATACATGGGGCAAGCTCGTATCGCGAGTCAACGGCGTCAACTTCACTGGAATATACGGCGGTACGACCGCCATGGGGTGGAAGTCGATTACGCTGCCTAAGGGGCACACTTGGAAAAGCTACTGCGAATTTCTACTTAGCACACTGCCGGCAGATGTACGCACCCGCTACCAAGCTAAGCTAGATACGAGTATTAAATTCTGGAAAGAACGCGGTGGCGTGCTGGGAAGCGACACGGTCGATAAGCTTAAAGAGCGCGGCATCAACATTGCCGTTGGCGACAAAACAAACTACAAAACTGACAAACTGCCGGTACGCATGGACTACCTTGATGATATTGATATTTCAGAATTCCGTGAGATACCAACATATAAGCGCATGTGTATTTGCATTATGAAGAACGACCACTTCTGTAAGTACATGGGCTTTTCGCAGACGAAATGCGAAATGGAAAAACGTAAGAACGCAATCAAAAAATATAAGGAGATATTATAATGAAATCGCCAGTTTATACCGTGCGTGCTGTGCCGATTGAGCAGATTCACGCTAACGCCTACAATCCAAACGCTGTAGCACCGCCAGAAATGAAATTGCTTTACAAATCTATCTTGGAGGACGGCTACACAATGCCGATAGTCTGTTATAAGCTTGACAACGAAAATTATGAAATCGTCGACGGCTATCATCGCTACACCATCATGAAAACGCACAAGGATATTTTTGAACGCGAAAATGGCAAATTACCCGTCGTCGTGATAGACAAACCGATTGAACAGCGTATGGCATCGACTATTCGGCATAACCGAGCAAGAGGTAGTCATTCCATCGAACTGATGACTAATATCGTTGCTGAGCTAGTCGATAGCGGCATGAGCGACGCCTGGATCATGAAGAACATCGGCATGGACGCAGACGAATTATTGCGGCTCAAACAGGTTAGCGGATTAGCGGCATTATTCAGAAACAGGGGATTTAGTAAAACTAAGGAGGATTAAGAATGGACAAAGAAACAATAACAATTACTAAAGCCGAATACGACAAGCTCAAGGAGATAGAGAAGAAATATAAAAAACTACAAGAAGCTACATCAAGGGGAGGTAAAAAGATTTGGGAAAACATTAGTGCCGAAGAGCGTACTCGCATTGCTCGTGAAAGAGGACGAGCTGGTGCTGCCAAACGGTGGAAAAACAAAGACAAATAGCATACAATTATATCTGCTTGGTTTAGTCATCAAGCGAACTTTCTCTCGCCTCTAGCAATAGGGGCGGGTTTTATTTTACCCGTAGAACGTATATCTACCGCGAACACTTCCTACGGGTATTTCTTGCATGATAAGTATGCCCGTAGAATACGTAACCGCCAAAATTGTACCCTACGGGTTTTACATCCTACACAGCATAACCTTAGTGCCGTAATGCTATAATAAGCACTAGTAACGTAGCCACATAAGCGGCTATTTTTTATTTTGGAGAAATATACCATGGCAGCAAAAAAGAAATCAGGAAAGTCCTTACAGAAGCAGAAGCAGAAGCAGAAGCAGGGAACTGCTATTAAAAACAATGATGCTATACATGGAGAACCTGAACATGGTAAAAAGAAGATAGGTAGACCAACTGTCTATAGACCGGAATATTGCCAGCAGCTTATTGATTACTTTAGCGTTGATCCGATGGAGATTATTAAGGATGCTGAAGTAGATGGAAAGGTGAAGCTGGAGCGATTACCAGCTAAGATGCCATGGTTTGCAGGATTTGCACGAAAGATAGGCGTGAACATAGATACTTTGCATGAATGGAAAAAGAAGCATGAAGAGTTTTCCGAATCCTATAAGATTGCGAAAGAATTACAGCGTGAGTTTTTAGTTGAAATTGGTTTGAGCGGCAAAACATCGGCGAGCTTTGTAATATTCACCATGAAGAATGTTTGCGGCTGGCGTGATGAGCGTGATCTGAAGTTGAAGAAAGCCAAAGAAGACAAGGAACTAACCGATGCCGAGCTTGACGAAGCCATCTTTGGATGATTTGTCGCGGGACGATATTCGGCGAGTATGTAAGAAATATCGAAGCAATAAGCCGAGACTACGCCGCATACTACGTTCCGTATTTGCACGCCCCGCAAACATCCATCTGTTCGGCTGGTTTATTAACGATGATTATATCGCACTAGAGACACCTGACTTCCACCGTGAAATGCTATCTGCCGCCGCTGACGTGTCAAATAAATATTTGGCATTCGCTGCACCGCGCGGACATGCTAAGAGTACGACAATCGACTTTACTTATGCGCTATGGTCGACAGTGACTGAGAAACACCACTTCGGCGTCATCATCTCAGACACTGTGACGCAATCAATTGAGTTCGTGAATGCGCTGAAAGACCAGTTTGAGAACAATATTAAGGTTCGATGGCTGTACGGCAATCTAATGAGCGAAGAGTGGCGCGATGGCGAGTTCGTGACAGCTACTGGCATTAAATGGGTCGCCAAAGGTGCTGGAATGAAAATACGAGGCTTACGCTACCGTGAACACCGGCCAGATCTGCTGCTTATCGACGACTTAGAGAATGACGAGCGTGTTGCTACGGCCGAACAGCGCAAAAAGCTGAAAAATTGGCTAATCAAGGCATGCCTGCCGGCTCTAAGCCGCGATGGACGAGCTATTATGGTCGGTACAGTACTACACCACGACTCACTGCTGCAGAACATACTGAATCATAGAGAGATGTTCGCGAGCTGGAATACGAAGCTCTACCGGGCGATTATGACGGACGATGATGGCAATGAGTACGCTCTCTGGCCGGAGCATATGAGCTTGGAACGACTGAAATCCATGCGAGACGACCCGAAATGCGACGGCTACATCGGTTCGGTCGCATTCGCCCAGGAGTACCAGAATAAACCGCTCGATGAAGATGACATGATTATTCAACCAGGTTGGGTGAAGTGGGCGGAAGCAAGACCCGATAAGCGATACGTATCGGCGCGAGTAATGGCGGTAGACCCTGCGGTAAGCGAGCGTTCGGCTGCCGACCCGACTGGTATTGTGATTGCCGAACTAAGCGTGCAAGGCGATGTATACATCTACCACGTGAGTAATAAGCGTTTATCGCCGCAGAAGAACGCCGATTACATATCCACCCTCTACAAAACATTCGATCCAAACGCAGTGGGTGTTGAGGCTGGTGCTCTGCAGCTTGTATTCCGCGACATGCTTGCAGGATTGCCTATTATCCCGCAGAAGCCAGACAAAGATAAAACACGCCGTTTGCTTGCCGTAAGCCGGTTTTTTGAAAGTGGTCGGGTATATTTCATACAAGGTGCGCCTGGCGTGCAAGACCTCTATGACCAGCTGATGGAGTTTCCGAACAGTAGCCACGACGATATGGTAGACGCTATGGTATATGCTATTCGCATGCTGCTTGTTGATGGATCAATCGCCTCTACTGAGGAAGTTGCACTTGCCGGCTCGTATGATGATATTGGTTCTGACGATAACGACGATGGCGAGGAGTACGATGACTATGTGCTATAATTAACGTAAGCAATGTAGTCACGAAAATTCGTGGCTATTTTTGATTGGAAACATAGACATGAAGTTATTTGGCATAAAGAATAAAAACGTACAATCAACCAAGGAATTGTCGCGTGAAGTTGGTGTTGCCGGCGAAGTGATATTTAGTAGCTACGAGCATGAGGAGCTGCGCAGCGATAAAGTGACAATCAAGCAGTACCGCGAGATGGTAGACAGAGACCCGACAGTCGAAGCGCTATTCAATGTATTCACGCTGCCGATTATCGCCGCTACCTATCGTATTGACGCGAGTAAGGATGATGCAAGCGAGGAGCAGGCGAACTTTGTCCGTACCAACCTATTTGAACCGCCATACAAAGGCGGTATGGAGTCGCCGTTTACGCTATTTCAAGACGAACTTATGCTATCAATCGTCGATGGTTTCCAGTTGTGGGAGAAAGTCTACAAAATCGAAAACGGTAAATATGTACTGAAGAAGCTTGCTCATCGCGATAGTATTGGCATTACGCTAATCCGCGACGAGGCTGGTGGCTATGGCGGTGCACGGCAAGTCGTGGGATATGGCGAGAGAGCGGTTGATGTGATTCTACCAGCATATAAGACATTCTTATTTACGCACAACAAGTCACGCGACTATTTGTATGGTCGAAGTGCACTGCGGTCATTGCGGCGTCCATACGAGAAGAAACACAAGCTGGAGTACCTTGACAGTATTGCACTGCAGGCTGACGCTATCAAGCCAAAAGTGCTCATTCGTAAAGGCGACAACGCACTCGCAAGCGATGAGAGTGTTAAGGGTGGCGCTCTTGTAAGTAAAGTCCTCAGGACACTATCAAAACTCGGCGAACGTAATTCTGTTGCCTCAATACCGTATGGCTATGACGTGAAAGAGATTACGCAGAATGGTCGCGACCCGCACCAGTCTATCGAACGGCAGAACTCTGAGATGGCGCGCGCTTTCCTGGCTACGTTTATGCTGATGAGTTCGCAAGGAAAAAGCAATACCGGCTCGTATGCGCTAAGCGACAACCTCAAAGATGCAATGATGATGTCGCTTAAGGCATTCATGACGAAAATCGAAGAGCATATCAATCAGTACATCATCGCAGACCTAATCGACTTGAACTTCGCTACGCCGCATTACCCTGAGTTTAGGTACGACGATATCACGAGCGATGTTGTCGAAACAATGTGGGAGGCATTCATGAAGCTTGTAGAAAAAGACCATATTAGCGATGACATGATTAAGAGCATTGAAGAGCAAGCTGCTAACCGCCTTGATATCGACCTAGAGCAGGTTCGCAAGGAACGTGAGAAGCGCGAAGCGAAAGAGGCGAAGAAAGAGGAGGCTGCGGCTGACAACGAAGAGAATAGCGAAGCGGATGTAAAGAAACCTGAGCAAAATGCTGACATTGATGAGGCGGATGTAAAGAAATTGAAAGACAGCAAGGAATTGTCTGAGATTAGCGCGCGAGATTTTCCCGGTCTACACGATAACCTGGGTGTCGACGAAGATAAACTCGGCTGTATTATGTTAGACCTGCAGCCGTTTGATGTCGTGCGATATGTAGAGAATGGCTCAGCTGACTTAGTACAAGCGAAGCCGGGAGGGCATACGATGGGCGCGGTGGCAGAGGTGCAGCCTCACGTGTCGTTGTTGTTTGGTTTACTACAGAATGGCAACGCGATTAAAACAGAGGTCGATACAGTTTTGAGCGGGTGGCGCTGCGACAGGGTAGCGCTTGATGACATTGATTCGTTCCCGGTAGAGCCTGGCGCGGAGTCTGTGCCGATTATCGCCCGTGTATATGATGGTCGACTGGTAGAAGCGCATGAGCGCCTCGGACTGCTGCCGCATGTGAACACCTTTGGAGCATACACACCGCACGTAACGCTTGCCTACGTGAAAAACGACCCTGAAGTTGTTCAGAAGTGGGTTCGCTCGCTGCGCGAGGCTATAGGCGGCATGCGCGTGCCTTCTGTGGGTATTAATTACGGAGATGAAGAGTCTGGCGACGATAAGGAGGATTCTGGCAGTAATGCCGGTAAATTTCTGAGCGACACCGAAATGAAGTGGTGGAGGCCGCTCACGCCTGCCGAACAGAACGTAAAGTTCGAAGATATCAATGCTAAGATGGATTCGCTGGAGGATAACTTCATAACTGCCGCCGAACCTATCATGACGGACTTCCTTAAACAATTAGTAGCGAGCGGTGTTGCGACAAAGAGCGCGAAAGACATAACCGTTGAGCTACCAGCCGAATACGCTAAACTCGTTAACTCAACAATCCGTAACGCCTACAACTATGCCAAGAACGGTGCGGCAGACGAACACAACGTACCAGCACCGGCAACAAGCCGCGAAGCTATGTCTACAATCCGTGAAATGACAGATTTCGTCATTACGAAGCAACAGGATGATATACGGAGCATTATCGCCGAACAACGGCTGAAGCAGCCAACAAACCTGGCAGATGAAGCAACTACTGTGGCTGATATATTCCTAGAAGCGCTTGAATTAGCATTGCTCGCCTGGGTGGCAAGCATACTGAAGCCGACAGCAAGCGCTATTGTGGGGCGAGGTATCAACAATGGCCGGAATGACGTGTTTACGTCAATTGAGAAGAATGGCGACCTGTATGAATACTCTGCAATACTAGATGGTAAAACCTGCTCGACCTGCCGCGCACTGGATGGAAGTATTGTCACGCCCAAAGAGCGCAAAACAACGAAGTGGCAGCCTCCGCTGCACTTCAACTGCCGTTGTATATGGGTGATGATACGTAAGATGTCGGATGACTACAAATTACCTGAAGTCACCGGCATGAAGAATGAAGCGCT